GAATTGAATTCAATTATATTTTATATTTTTTATCGTAAACTTGAAAAAAAATCAAATTCGTTATTGACACTTGAATTTAATTCATGTTATTATGAGGTCACGATAAGGAGGTGGTAGTAATGCCAAACAAATTTTATATTTCCGAGTTGAGGGCTCGGAAAGGGGCAACACAGGCACAAGTTGCCGCCGATCTTGGCATATCTGTTGCCACGTATAATGCGTGGGAAAAGGATATATCTAATGTGGCCATTAGTAAAGTAGTGGCATTGGCGGAGTACTTCGGCTGTACGGTTGACCAAATTTTTTTGACTAGAAACTTGAATTAAAATCAAGTAAAAGGAGGGACAGTGCGCATGTTTAGAAAAGTAATTTCGGTCGCTCAAATGTCGACCGTGCTCGGCGTTAGCCTAACAGCTATCCGAGAGGGAATCGCAAGAGACCGATTTCCGTTTGCATATGCCTGGCAGTCGCCAGGTAAGAAATCCCGTAGCTTTGTCATCGATAAAGAGGGGTTTAGAACCTTCCTTGTCCATTCGCTAGGCTGGGATGTGAAAGTAGTTGATGCGGAGTTTAAATCCGCTGGAATTCATTAGGAGGAATTAATCATGACATGGATTGATGCAGGAATGCATTTGAGTTTAGCTGCAGCAGCAGTAGCATCTATTTTATCAATGATGATGTTATAGGAGAAATGTAATTATGAAAGCTATTCCGGTAAACAAAACAGCAATGGCTGCACATTTAAAAGCAATCGAATCAGATCGAATTTTAAATCATATCGATAGCAATATCATGGATGCGGCATATGAGCTGCAAAATTTTATGTGTGATTACGATGAATCTGAAATCCGTATTATCGTCACTACAGATGGTATTACGGCCGAAAGAATTGAAGAGGAGGACGAGTATTAATGGGCTATATGTTAATTGGCACGTTTTTGGTAGCGGGCTCTATGGGGGCCTTAGAGCTTGACCAAATAGGATATGTACAGTTCTGTGTGCAGGCTCTCATCGGTTTGGCCATATCCATGTATGGTTACAAAAAGGATATGGATGAAGTTGATGCTGAAGACCGCGAAGATGTCGAGTACATTCCGCAAGTAAGAAAATGCGGCGAATACTGTCGCAATCCATATTACAACTAAATACATATAAGGAGGTGATTAAATTGCGAAATTGTAGTACCTGTCCAAAGCGAGATTATTGCATTCCTGATGAATGCGAGGATTTGGGCATAAAAAATGAGCCTGATGATGCGGCAACATCAACAAGCTCAAATTAGAAAAATATCCATTTAAAGTATACCACAGAAAGGACATATTATGGAATTCTTATTAGTTACTTACGATACTAGCGATTATTACTGGCCAAATAATACGCCAGCTCATGACTATGATGAATTTTGGTTTAGATATTACGAATCCGATACAAACGTTCCAATCGATAATATTGGTGTTGGTGATTGGGTGGTTGTTAAATCAAGAAACGGCTTAGGCATTGCTCGTGTTTTGAAAAAGGCAAAAGACCTTGATACTGTTCGGATGCAAGGCTTCAAAGGAAATGTAGTTAAACAGGTCATTGCAGTTATCGATACTTCTAAATGCGATAAACGTGAAAGCGATCGAGCTAAATTGGAGGACATAGAAAAGAAACTCGAACAAAAGGCTAAGAACGCTGAGCGCTTGACCATGTATCGGTTACTTGCAAAAGATAATCCGGAATTCTCAGCGTTACTTACTGAGTATGAATCTGTAAAGGCGTCTGTCGATGAATTATAACGCTTTCATCAACTCAAAGTCTAAAATGTCGGAATCTCATGGATTTGATATTGATACAGGTATGCTAAACAAACACCTATTTGATTTTCAACGAGATATCGTTAAGTGGGCCTTGGCAAAAGGTAAAGCTGCCATATTCGCAGATTGTGGATTAGGTAAAACTTTAATGCAGCTGTCCTGGGCGTATGAGATTTATCTACATACAGGTGGATCAGTACTCATATTAGCACCGCTAGCTGTGGCCGCTCAAACACAGTCCGAGGGTGAACGTTTCGATATTCCTGTGACTATATGCGAATCCGATGATGACATTGTACCAGGCGTTAATATTACGAATTACGAGAAATTGGGCCGATTTAATACCGATAATCTGATAGGTGTCGTGCTTGATGAATCGAGTATCCTAAAGTCATTTACTGGTAAAGTACGTACGGATTTAATAAATCGATTCAGTAATACACCATATCGGCTGGCGTGTACAGCAACACCTGCTCCAAATGACTATATGGAGCTTGGCAATCATGCGGAGTTCCTCGGTATTATGAGCCGTAATGAGATGCTATCCATGTATTTCACGCACGATGGTAGTGATACCGCTAAATGGCGATTAAAAGGCCATGCAGAGAATACCTTTTGGGAGTGGATGGCGTCATGGGCAGTAGTGCTAGATAATCCGGCATCCCTGGGTTATGAAGATGATGGTTACGAATTGCCTGATTTACACGTACATGAAATTGTTGTTGATAAAACAGGTGAGGATGTCCCTACTTTATCCTTACTGGAACGCCGCAGGGCTCGCAAAGCATCTCTTGAATCAAGATGTAGAGCAGCAGCTGATTTAGTCAATGCATCTAATGAGCAATGGCTAGTGTGGTGCGACCTTAATGATGAATCGACCACTTTGAAAGAAATGATTGATCTCGCAGAGGATGTCAAAGGTAGTGATAAGGCAACTCGAAAACAGGGCATGATGTTAGGTTTTGGTTCTGGATTCCTAAAATGTTTGGTAACAAAGCCAAGTATCGCCGGATTCGGAATGAACTGGCAAAACTGCCACAATATAATATTTGTTGGGCTATCCGATAGTTATGAACAGTATTATCAAGCACTTCGCCGATGCTGGCGATTTGGCCAGAAGCATGAGGTGAACGCATATATCGTAATCTCCGAAAAGGAGGGCGCGGTTAAAGCAAACATCGAACGTAAGGAAGCGGATGCTATAAAAATGAGGGACGCTATGATTGCGCTTACTCGTGACGCTGTTCGTACTGAATTATCTAAAACTAGACGGGAATCAACGGAATACAATCCGTGTGTGCCGATGGTGTTACCTAACTGGGCAGAAATGAGGGCTGTTATATGACTAAAGTTTACGTAAGCCATCCATTCGGAGGGCTGGCTAAAAACAAAAAGAATGCTGACTCTGTATTAAAGTGGCTGCAGGACGATATGGGTGTATTTCCGATAAAGGAACCTTTTGGCAGTGATACGCATAATATATTCCTATCACCTATACATATGTTTGGGCATTTATATAACAAGGTTGATTATGATACCGGCATAGGCTGGTGTATTGACCTTCTAAGTGGTTGCGATGCAATCGTACTGTGCAACGGATGGGAGAACTCAACCGGGTGCAATTTGGAGCTAGCTTATGCTAAGGATCATAACATAAGAGTCCTCCACATCAATGAATTAAAAGCAGCTAAATCAATTAGATTAGCCGTTGATGCAGGCATGAATAAAGGAGTAGCCGCTTTTTTTGGATTTGCAATGCTGCATACGCTAAATAAGAAAGCAAAGGAGGACCTACAACGTGAACGTGCTAAATCAGTTAATTGAGTCCCGATTTGCAATTTATAACGGCGACTCAGTAGAAGTGCTGAAAGGGCTACCTGATGATAGCGTTCATTACTCTATATTTAGCCCTCCATTTAGTAGCTTGTATGTTTACTCTAATTCTGATAGGGATATGGGCAACTCATCTACTGATAGCGAGTTTTGGCAGCACTTCAAGTATTTAATTACTGAATTACATCGTGTAATAATGCCAGGGCGATTAGTATCGGTCCATTGTATGGATTTACCACTCACGAAATCCAGGGACGGTGTTATTGGAATGAAAGACTTTCCTGGTGACATTATTCGAGCCTTTCAGGATGCTGGATTCGTGATGCATTCCCGAGTCACGATTTGGAAAGACCCTCTCATTGAGGCTACTCGGACAAAGGCTCTAGGGCTTTTACATAAGCAAATTGTAAAAGATTCTGCCATGTGCCGTATGGGGGCGCCTGATTACATCGTAACGTTGCGTAAACCTGGCGACAATCCGGAGCCCATCGCGCATCCAGAAGGGTTTACACAGTTTTTCGGTCAAGAGGAACCTGAGGGCGTTAAAGGAATTGAACGACCAGCGCCGGATCCAGAGTTGTTTGATAAAAAGCAAAAATACAATACGGAGCCTATGTATAGCCACCAGGTATGGCGCCGATATGCTAATCCTGTATGGGCTGACATCCGCCAAACACATACGCTGAATTATAAAGCAGCTCGTGATAATAAGGACGAACGTCACATTTGTCCATTACAGCTAGATACTGTGGCTCGATGCATCGAATTGTGGAGTAATCCGAATGATATCGTACTTGATCCGTTTGCCGGTATCGGTACTGTACCAGTTATGGCACTTCGTATGGGTCGTAGGGCTTTAGGGTTTGAGTTAAAAGAATCGTATTACAACCAATCAATTATTAATATTCAGGAGGATTTAAACA